CGCAATAATGCCTGGGCATCGGCGGCGCTGGACATGCTGATTGCCTATCAGGTTGGTTATGGCATTACGCCGCGTTCCGATATTCGGAACGGGGACAATAACCGGGTTGATAGCCTGTTTGGAGAATGGGCCAAGCGCGCTGATGCGCATGGCATGCTGGATTTCTGGGGTATCCAGGAACAGGCGGCGCGCGCCCGGGTTGAATCGGGTGAAGTGCTGATCCTCATGCTGCGGCTTTCACCGGCAGAAGCGCGGCTTCGCGGTTTGAAGGTGCCGCTGGTGCTTCAGGTGCTGGAAGCCGATTTGCTGGATGAAACCTTCAATAGTGACCGGCTAAACAATGGCAATATCATCCGCAGCGGAATTGAATTTGATAGCCAGCAGCGGCCAGCGGCTTATCACTTGTTCGAACGCCACCCCGGCGCGCTTTCAGGCATAGCCCAGACCGTTTTTGACCGTCAGCCCGATAATCTGGCGGGCCTGGCCTTTTACGCTAAGCGCCGGCGCGTGCCTGCCGAAAGCATTATCCACCTGTACCGCGCGCATCGCCCCGGCCAGGTGCGCGGTGTGCCAGTGCCTTCGCCTGTGATCGGCAGGCTGCGGGAACTGGATGAATTGGAAGACGCCGCGCTGCAGCAAGCAAAGATTCAAGCCTGCCTCGCGGCCTTCGTGACTTCTGCCGCACCGCCTGCCGCTGGCCCGCTTGAAGGCAAGAATAGCGCGGGCGAAGCGGTGAAAAGCTTCAGCCCCGGCATGGTGGAACGCCTTGCCCCCGGCGAAGAAGTCAGCTTCACGCAGCCTTCCGGTGCGGGCAGCTTTGATGGGCTATCGCGCCATCAGCTTCACGCCATCGCGGCGGCTTATGGCCTGACCTATGACCTACTGACAGGTGATCTTTCCGGGGCGAATTATTCCAGCCTGCGCGCCGGGCGTATCGCCTTCAAGCGTCGGCTTGAACAAGACCAATGGCTGATGCTGATCCCGCTTTTGTGTGAGCGTGTTTGGCGTGCCTGGGTTCAGGCGGCCGTGGCGGCTGAGGTTTTGCCGCCGGCCGATCATGACTATCCGGCTGCCTGGGCGCCTCCGCCCTTTGAATTCATTGACCCGCTGAAAGATGCGCTTGCGACCAAGGCTATGATCCGCATGGGCCTGAAGACCTGGCCGCAAGCTGTTTCCGAACAGGGCTATGATCCTGAGCGCCAGGCGGATCAGATCAAAGAATCAAATGAGATGCTGGATTCACGCGGCATCATCCTGGATGTGGATACGCGCCGCGCCAATGCGTCCGGCGGTGCGCAGGATGCGGCGCAGAATGCCGCCATTGAAATCGCCGCCACGGGCCTGGCCTAAGCAAAGGAACAGATGATGGATATTGAAATGCGCGCGGGCACCGCAGCGCAGCCGATCACGATTGCGCTGATGGGTGATGTGGGCTGGGACATCACGGCACAGAATGTCGCGCTGGCGTTGAAGGGCGTGCCCAAGGGAACGCCGCTTACCATCAGCATCAATTCCTATGGTGGCGATGCTTTGGCCGGTATCGCCGTGCATAACATCCTGGCCCGGCATGAAGGCCAAAAGCGCGTGGTCATTGAAGGTATCGCGGCCAGTGCCGCAAGCCTTATCGCCATGGCCGGCGATGAAATCATCATGCCGGAGAACGCCTTCATGATGGTTCACGAAGCCTGGGGCGGTGCCCTTGGCGATTCGGAAACCATGCGCCAGCAGGCCGATGTGCTGGACAAGATCAGCGGCGCATATCGCCGTACCTATGCCGCGCGCAGCGGCCAGACCGAAGAAGCCGTGGCCGCGCTGATGGCGGCTGAAACCTGGTTCACGGCTGAAGACGCGGTGACCAATGGCTTTGCCACTGAAGCGGCGGCACCTGCGGAAATCCGCGCCTTCGCATCCCTTTCCCCAGATCGCTACGCCCGCACGCCGGAGGCACTTCGCCGCCTGGTGCAGGCAGCGAAAGCGGCCGCTGTGGCCAAAACCGTTTTCAACCCGCCGGCAATTCCGCCGGCAGTAGCGAAGGAAGTCGGAATGTCCGAATCCATTGCCCCGGCCGGCGGGAATACCCCGGCCCCCTCCGCCGCCCCGGTCCAGGCCGTAGCGGTTCAACCCAGCAGCGCAAGCGTTGCCGATCTTGAAGGTATCGCTGGCCGCAACGGCCTGCCCGCCGATTTTGTGGTGGCGCAGATCAAGGCCGGTGCCACGCGCGAAGCCGCGCTGGAAGCCGCTTTGGAAGCCGTGGCGCAGAAAAGCCCGCAGGCCTATGCGCCTGCCCGCGTGATCCGTGATGAAGCGGAAACCCGCAGCCAAATGGCAGGCCACGCCTTGTCCTATATGGCCGGGCAGCGCCTGACCGCGGAAGAAGCGGAGATGGCCGGCCATATGCGCGGTTGGCGCGCCATTGATCTGGCGCGTGATAGCCTGGTGCGCGCGGGTGCGCGCAATGTCAATCAATCGCCTTCCGTGATTGCCCAGGCCGCGCTTGGCCTTCGCAGCGCGATGATGAGCGTGGGCCTGCATAGCACCAGCGATTTCCCGCTGCTTCTGGCGAATACGGCTTCCAAGTCTTTGCGCGTGGCCTATAATTCTTCGCCGCGCACCTTTTTGGCTTGGGCCAACCGCGCCACGCTGCCTGATTTTAAAACCATGTGGCGCGTGGCGCTTGGTGGTGCGCCGCAGCTTCTTCAGGTGCGTGAACACGGCGAAATCGAATTGGGTACGGTGGGCGAAGCGAACGAAGCCTATCAGATCGCCCGCTACGGCCGCCGCGTGGCAGTGACTTTCGAAGCGGTCATCAATGATGATCTGTCTGGCATTTCCCGCGTGCCTGCCATGTTTGGTTCCGCCGCGGCGCGGCTGGAAAGCGATGTGGTCTATGGCATTCTGAACACCAACGGCAACATGGCCGATGGAAATGCCCTCTTCAGCGCAGTGCATAACAATGTCAGCACTGGTGCGCTTGGCGTGCCCGCTATTGGTGCCGCGCGCACCAATCTGCGGAAGCAGACTGCGCCGAATGGCGACATCCTGAACCTGATCGGCAATATCCTGCTGGTGCCGGCCGAACTTGAAACCGCCGCCTTGTCCTTCATGGCGACTAACGTGGTTCCTTCTTCTGCCAGCACCACGGCGGTAAACCCCTTCGCGAATACGATGCAGGTGGTTGCCGAACCGCGCCTTTCCAGCGCCACTCAGTATTACCTGATGTGCTCGCCTGACCAGATTGACACGGTGGAATACGCCTATCTGGCCGGCATGGAAGAACCGCAAATCACGTCCTACAGCGATGAAGACACGGATGGCCTGGTCATCAAGGCCACCCATTGCTTCGGCGCCAAGGCGATTGATTGGCGCGGCATGAACCGCAGCTCCGGCGCGTGATGCTGGCGGGCGCAAGCCCGCCTTTTTCTGCAACCTTCCGTTTGGGGAAAACTTATTATGAAGAACTATGTACGCCCGGGGGATTCGATCCCGCTGGTGCTTCCGTATACTGTGACATCCGGCCAGGGTGTTTTGGTTGGCGCCATCTTCGGTGTCGCCACAACCGATGGGTCCAGTGGCGCGACCATTGAATGCTTGACCGATGGCGTGGTTGACATCACGAAAGAGCCTTCCCTGGTGGTTACCCAGGGCGCGCGGCTTTTCTGGGACAACACCAACCGCCGCCTGACCACGACCGCCACCAGTAACTTCCATGTCGGCTTTGCCGCATCGGCGGCGGCGGCGGCTGACACAACCGTCCGCACGCTTCTGGCGCGCGGCCCGGCTTCTGGCGCGTAAGGCTTTACCGGGGCGGGGCAACCCGCCCTGGGTGCCATCATGCCAGATGCCTTCTCCGCCGCAGCCGCCGTGCTGCACGCGGACCAAAACCTATCGGAGCCAGCCACCTACTACGCTGGCGGCTCCGGCCCTGGGGTGGCGCTGCGCGTGATTCGCTCAGCGCCCATCCAGCCTGTTTATGGCCCCGCCGGCGGCATGGGCAATCTGCAGGCATCGCTCATGGCGGATATGCTGGTGGCAGATGTGCCCACCCAGCCCGCCGAAGGCGATAGGCTGGTCATCGGCACGGATGATCTGCGCATCAAATCAGCGGAACGTGATGACCTGCAACTGGTCTGGCGCTTGATGCTGGCGGCAGAACCTTAATGCCCACGCCCATTCGTGAAGCCATCCTGGCCGCCGTTGCCGCGCGCCTGACGTCGCAGCTTGCCGGCGTGACGGTGCTGCGCGCGTATCGCGCTGCGTTGGACCCGCGCCAATGCCCTGCCGTGGTTATCACCGGCACCAGCATGGATGCTGATGAAGATATGTCCTTTGGGGAGACCCAATGGCGGATCGGCTTTGCTGTCGCGGGCTACATCACCGCCGCCACGGATTTGGCGGCCGACCAGGCGATGTCTGATTTGCATGCGCGCGTGGTTGCGGCGCTGCAGGATCATGACCTTGGGCCTGGTTTTAAGCAGGTCAATGTCGGCACCGCACAGTTCGAACTGTATTCGACAGAAGAATCCGCCAAGCCCGCGGGCGAATTCAACGCCAGCTTTGAAGCCATGGCGATGACGCCAACCAAATCACCATACGCTCCCTAGAAAGGATAGCCCATGAGCAACAATCTGGTGGCGCTGCGCAAAGCTGCCGTCGCGGTCAAAATCGAAACCACACCTGGCGTTGATGCCATTGCTGGCACGCCCGCCAATGTGGATTGGATTGCGTCTGATTGCCAAATCCAGTTTGACCAGTCCGCGGTGCCGAACCCGGAATTGACTGGCAGCCTAGATCGCTCGCCCGCCATTGTGGGTGGTCTGCGCCCGCGTTTGCGCCTGATGATGCCTTTGCGCGGTTCGGGGGCGGCCGGCACGGCGCCGGAATGGGGCCGGTTGCTGCAATGCGCGACCATGGTGGAAACCCTTACCGCTGCGGCGGTGCCCGCCAGCCCGCTTGCCCTGACGGCTGGCACCACGAATGGTGGCACGCTTGGCGCCACCTTTGGCAGCACGGCGCAGCAATATCGCGGCATGCCGATTGCGCTTGGTGGTATCACGGGCGACCAACCCGCGCTCAGCGCTATTTCTGATTACACGGCTGGCCGCGTGGCCACCTTGATCCATACGGTTGCGACCACCTTTACCTCCACGCAAACCGCGCAAATCCCGATCAATCAGCGCTACGCGCCGACCAGCGATGAGGCGGTTTTCAAGACCTGCACCATTTATTTCTTCGCGGATGGCATGCGCTGGCGCTTCACGGGTTGCCTTGGCACCTGGTCCCTGGATTTGACCACGGGCGGGATCGGCATGCTGTCCTTCGATCTGGTCGGCAACTTTGTGGATTACACCGCAACCGCCCTGCCGACCGGCTGGAATACCGTTATCCGCCCAACCGCGCCGCGCTTTGTGGCTGGCGCCTGCCGCTTGAATGGCGCGGTCGCCCGCGTGCGCGCGCTTTCGGTGCAGGCCGGTGTGGCCACGGTGCTGCCGGAAAACCCGGAAGCCACTGAAGGCTATGATCCCGCCGTGCCTGTGGAACGCGACGTGGCCGGCAGCCTTGACCCGCTGATGGACACCACTGTTTCCGTCAGCCGCTTCAACAACTTCCGTAACGGCACCAACATGATTTTGGGCGCCATCCTGGGCAGCACGCCGGGCAACCGCTTCGCCATTGTGCTGCCTTCCATCCGCGCCACGGCGATGAACCCGGGGGATCGCGGTTCCTTGGGCGTGGATAGCATTGGTTTCCAGGCGGACGGCGCTGATAGCCCGGTCTTCATCACCGCCTTCTAATCCGCCGCACAGCGGAACGGCGTTGCGCGCGTGCCAGGGCCATGTCCTGGCGGCGCCACGCGCGTGACACTGGCCGGGCCGTGTGCGCGGCCCGGCCAACCAACCCCCTCGCACAAGGGCCATCCCATGAAAAACGAAGAAGCAATCCTCTCCCGCCACATCAAGCGGCAAGTGGAAGGCAAGCGCGCAATCTATACCGTCGCGGCGCTTACCATCCGCGAACGCGCGGAATACCGCGCAGATATGGCGCGCGAAGGCTGCCGCTTGCCTATGCGTGATGAATTGCTGGCAGGGCTCGCCAGCGCTTTGAAGGAATTGGCGCCGGAAAATCTGCCCGATTTGCTGGCAGTGATTGCCCGCGCTGAAGCGGCCTTGGCCGATGGCGCGGAACCCATGGCCAAGGCCGATGAAGATGCTTTGCGCGTGATGGAAAGCGCGGCGCGGAGGGTGCCGGCCTATTGCGCCATGCTGGAAGACCAGGTGCGCTGGTTTTCGCTGATGCCATTGGTGACCGCGCGTCATGCTTTGCGCGGCTGGCAATCTGACCTGCTGCCCACCTTTGCCCGCGTGCGCGGCCTGGTGCCGGATGCGCTGCTGGAAGAATGCGGCGAAGAAGACCTTTCCATCATCGCCGCCGCCGCCATGGACATGATGCAAGTCACCAAGGCCGCGGAAAAAAACTGAAAAGCGCCTTTGCAGCTCTCAGCGGCATTGGCGCTGGCGAAGGCCGATACGCCTCTGACGGGGGCGCTTTTCTGATCGGTGATGATGAGGTTGCTGAGAACCCGCGCATCACTACGCCGCGGCCATTCATTGAATTTGTGCAGATTTGGTTCGCCTGCCGCGCTGGCATGGGTGGCTATGCCACCTGGCCGGATGCGGGCGGCGTGGCGGACCAGGCGGCATGGGTTTTCGATGCCTTCCGCTCGCTGGGCGGAATTGAAGCTGAAATGGAAGCGGCAAAGAAGCGGCGAAGGGGCAGCGAGTGAAAATCCTAATGAAAGTTCAAGGCATGGTTTCGGAAGAAATCAAGCAGCGTCAGGAAATTCTATCGGCTGGCCTTCGGGATGGCGTGCATCGTACTGCTGAAATGCTTCAGGCGGAATTGCGCGGCCAGGTGCGGCGCGCAAATTTGGGTGAGGGGCTGGAAAAGGCATGGCGCCTGGAAAAATACCCCAAGCGGAAATCGAAAACCAATCTGGACCCTAGGGCAGTTGTCTATTCCAAAAGCACCATTCTGCACCGTGCCTTTGAAGAAAGCCGGAGCATTCGCGCGGTGCGCGCACAATATTTGGTGATTGCCCTGCCCGCCGCTATCCATCTTGGCCTTGGCTATTCCACCAAAAGCAGGAAGGGCGGCGCGGTGCCAGCCGGCCAGCGGCGCAAGGTTTCTGATATTGAAGCGGCGGCAAAACTGCTGCGCGCCGTGGTGGTTTCCGCCCATAACGCCAAGCGCGGCCCGCGTATGGCGAAAGCCAAGCCCAAAGGTCGTAACGCGCCAATCGAAGGTCGCCGCATCGTGATCATGAAGGCGCGTAAGGGTGATGGCCTGACGGCGGTTTTTTATGCGCCGGATCAGCCAAAGGGCCTGCCGCTTTTTGCGCTCCGCAAGCAGATTCAAGGCAAGAAACTACTGGATATTTCCGGCGCGGCAGAAACCGCGCGCCGGGCAGTAAAACGTGAAATCAATGCCTCCATCGCGGGGAGATTGTCATGAGCGGTTCCTTCGATAATAGGCTCGCCATCAAAATGAATATCGATGGCGCGCAGGAGGCGCGCGCGCTATTGGAACAGCTTGGGCAGGTGGGCGATACCGCCATGCGCAAGCTGGAAACGGGCGGGCAGGCGGCGGGCCGTGGTGTGGCGGCAGTATCCGCCGCGGGCGATGCCTTGCGGTCCGGCCTTGCGCAGATCAATGGCGATCTTGCCAATACCGGCCGCCAGTTCGAAGATTTGGCGCGCAGCACGGTTGGCCTTGCGGCTGCGCTTCGCACTGGTGCAGGCCTGGCTGGGGCAATCAGTGGCGTGGTGGCCGTGGCTGGTGCTGCCTATGCCATTTACCAAAATTGGGACGCGATCAGCAAAACCTTTGGCAGTACGATTGACTGGCTCACGGGCCGCTACCGCGAAAACGCAGGCGAGCTCAAAAAAGTCAATGACGTCTTGCTCGAATTTGCACGGCTGTCGGAAACCGCCGCGGAAAGGGCTGTGCGCGCTCAAGTGCGCACTCTGGAATCATTAGCAACCGCCGGCCAAGCTTCGCGGGAAGCGCTTTCCAGTGAAATCACCAAAATTCAAGGAGAATTTGACCGCCGCATTGGTTTCAATGAAGCGAGGTTCCGGGCGCAAAGGCAAGGTGAAGCGGCGCAGATCGGTGGCGCGTCTTCTATCTCGCCGGAAGAAAGCGAACGCATCCTGCAAATGGAAATTGAGGGCATTCGGCAGCGCGCGGCCAATGACCCAAGGGTTCAGCAAACATCAGCGGAGCTGCGGCAGCGTCAAGGTGCAGTGCGAGAACTTGATGATCGCTTGCGCTGGTTGCAAGGCCAGATCGGCGCATTGAATGAAGCCGCGGGTTCCCTACTAAATGCCCCGCCCCCGCCCGCAGGCGGCGGTGGCGGTGGTGGCCGTGGTCCCACGCGTCAGGAGCTCAGCGAAGCCGAACGCGAATATCAGCGCCTAGTGCAGCAGGGCATTCAGCTTGCGGGCACGGCTGCCACGGAACAGCAGCGCTATGGCGAACAGGTGCTGGCGCTCAGCGCCGCGCTTGGTGCCGCGCGGATCACGCAGGAACAATACAATGCCGCGGTCGCTGCGCTGGACCCCGCCGCCCGCGCCGCGCGTGAAGCGCAGGAACAGGCCGCGCGCCAGGCCGAACAATTCGCCCGCCGGTCGCGTGATGCGCTGGCGATGATTGGCGAAAACGCCATGGATCGCATCGGCACCGGCTTGGTGAATGCCTTCACGGCGGGCGGCAGGGCGGCGCTGGACTTCCAAAGCCTCATGCGGGGCGTAACGGCCAGCATCGCGGCGGATTTGCTGAAGCTTGCCGTGGTGACGCCGATCACGAATTCCATCTTCGGCACCAGCCGCCCGACGCTGATGGGGGCTTTCGGCGGTGCGGCGCAGCTTTCCGAGCCTGTGGCGGGCGCATCCGGCATGCCTTCGGTTGGCATCGGGCAAGTTTTTGGTCTGTCCAACCTGCTTGGCGGCGGATCATCCGGCGGCATGTTTTCTGGCCTGGGGCAATCCCTGGGCTTGACCGGCACGGGCGGCCTGCTTTCAACCCCGCTATTCATGACCAGCGCGGGCGCCATGGCAACGGCGCCGCTGCCGGCCGGCATGATGGGGCCGGTTCTTCCGGCAACAGCCCTTGGCCCTATGGGCATGGGGGCAACTTTTGGCAGCCTTCTGGGTGGCGCTGGCGCAGGGTTCGGCGCGGGCATGCTGGCCAGTTCCCTTATCGGGGCGCAGCGCGGCACTGTGGGGCCTGGCGGCACCATTGGCGCCGGCGGTGGCGCCTTGGCTGGCGCGCTTATTGGTTCCATCTTTCCAGGTGTCGGCACGCTTGCGGGCGGGTTGATCGGCGGCGCCCTTGGCGGCGGCGGTGGTGCCATGTTCGGCCCCACCAAAAGCGGCATGGCATCCCGCTCCGGCGGTGACGTGTATCTGGGCACTGACGCGAATGGCCAGCTTGTCATCACCGGCGCGCGTGGCAAGCGATTCGATGAAGGTGCGGCACGGTCGGAAGTTCAGGCGCAGCTAGACGCCATCAACCAGCAGATCGGCGTGCGTGGTCTTTCCTTCGCAGGCGCTGGGCAGGCGGCGGTTGGCTTTGGCGCGGCTTCTGGCTCCCCGCGGGAATTGTCACTGACCAGCCTTGTCGGCCAGCTTCGCAGCAGTAACGCAAACCAGATGACCGCCTTCGGCACGCTGGCCGGGCGCGGCGGCAATCTGGAACAGGCGCTGCAAGCGGCGGATTTTGTGGTGCAGGTGTTTGAGCCCCTCGGCAAGGCGGAACAGCAGACATCCGCCTTCACCGCGGCGATGGAAGCGCTGACGAAAGCCTATGACGAAGCTATCGGCAAGGCGCGTGATCTTGGCCTGGCTGAAACAGATTTGCAGGTGCAGCGCGCGGAACGCATTGCCAAGCTTGAAGCGGATCGCGCGCGCGACCTTGACATTATTGACCGCACCCTTGGCGCCCGGCGCGCCACGCTGAATGGGGATACGCGCGGCGCTGCGCTAACGCAATTTGACTTACAGGCTGAAGCGGAATTGCGCGCCTTTGGCGACCAGCTTTTTCAGCTTGGGCTTGAGCGCACCGGCGATGAATACCGCCGCCGCGTGGTGACGCTGGAACAGACCATCGCAGATGAACGGCTGGCGGTGATGCGGCAGTTTAATGATCAGATGAAGGGAATCGCGCAGGGCTTGCTTGAAAACCTCACCATGGGCGATCTGGGCGGCCTGCCGCTTGAAGCGCGCTACGGCGCGGCGCTATCCAGCCTGTCAGCAGCGCAGCGCCCCTTGCTGGATGGCGCAACCCCGGCTGAATTGGCGGAATTTGCCCGCGTGGCACAGGTCGCGCTGCCCATCGCCAAAGAATTTTTGGGCGTGTCCGGTTCCTTCGCGGAATTGGTGGCGGATGTTTCCCGCACGCTTGGCACCGCCGCACCAGGCAGCGACCCCGCCAATCTTGGCGCGCTGCTTGAAGCCCAGGTGGCGGGCTCGGATCGGCTTGAAATGGCGGTGATCGGCGCCGGGCAGGCGCAGACCGATGTGCTGCGAAGCCTTCTCACTGAATTGAAGCGTTTGACCTCGCAAAACGAAGCCATTTTGGCACGCAAGTAAAAGGAAGATTCGACATGCCAATTTTGGCTTATCGCGCCAAGCAAAGCACCAAGACAATCGGCACGGGAACGCTTGTGCTGGACGCGGCGGACACGAATGCGCGCAGCTTCAACGCCGCCTTCGGTGCGTCAGCCCGCCGCATTCTTTACATGATCCAATTCGCGACCGGCTATGAATTTGGCCTTGGTGATTTTGATGGCGGGTCGCCTGGCAGCCTGACGCGCGCGACGGTGCTGGCGTCTTCCAATGCGAATGCCTTGGTAACGCTTGCGGCTGGCACCAAGGATGTCTTTGCCGTGTTTGACCCAGCGGCGCGGGAAGTTATTTCAATATCTGCCACGGCAACGCTGGCGCTGGCGGACCTTGGAAATGCAGTAGTTTTCACCGGTTCCAGCGCGGCGACGCTTAATCTTCCAGCCGTAGCAGCGTCGCCGCTTGGTGCCGGGTGGATGGTTACTAACAGGGGATCGGCAACGCTGACGATTGACCCGAGCGGCACAGAAACCATCAACGGCGCAAACACTCTTATTCTGGCGCCGACTGACTCTGCCTTTGTTTTCCGCGACGGCTCCGCTTGGTCTGCTGTTAGAACCAGTTACGGTGGGCCTAATGTGCTGGCCGAAGCCATCGCCAATAACAGCGCGACGCTGGATATCACGACTGGTCTTGATAACACCTATGACCGTTATGAATTGGAATTGATCAACCTGCTTCCAGCAAGCAACAATGTCACAGCTTTTTTGAGAATCGGAACTGGCGCAGGCCCAACGTGGCAGAGTGGCGCAGGCGCGTATAACTCTCATTTACGCACGATGGGAACCGTATCAAGTACTGAAGTTTTGGGTGGGGGCAACGCAATATGGCTTTCGAATACTGCAAACGTCGGCAACATTGCAGGCGGCGGCATCAGCGGTACGCTGAGGTTCTATAATCCTGATGCGGCCAATTTCTCGCGGTTTGAGATTAACACGATTACAATCTCAGACGCGGCAGCATCGCAGGCGAATGTCGGCGGCGGCGTTTATCTCACCGCGTCTGCCATTACCGGCCTTCGATTTTTGTTTTCATCAGGAAACATCAACAGCGGATCAATTCGACTGCTTGGATATAGGAAATAAGCGCCATGATAATGAAGAATGTGAACGGCATAGATATGCCGCTTGATGAAGCAGATTTAGCGCAACGAGAGATTGACGCGATGTCAATTCAATCCGCCCCAATCGTTCTGACCAATCGTGCGCTATTTGCCGCACTCGCCCTGACCGGCTTTATTACATGGGACGAAGCTTTAGCGGCAGGCAGGATTGGTGCGGTGCCGCCTGCGATTGACGATGTTTTCGGCGCACTGCCCGCCGAAGGCGCAAATCTTGCGCGCCTGACCTGGGCGACAATGCGTGAGGTGTCGCGAGATCATCCGCTTATCAGTGCGATGATTGCTGCGAACCTTGCCACAAATGAACAGGTGGACGGGATTTTTACGCTGGGGGCTTCTTTGCCGTGATCAAATGGCGCCGCACTGTTCGCCTGATCATGACCGAACTTAATACTCCATCGGCGCAGCGTGATCAGTGGTTTCTTTGGTGCGCCGCGCAAATGGCCCATGCGTTGATAGGCGCGGTTATCGCAGGAGCGCTGATGTTTTTTATTCCGGCATGGTGCGCTTTTGGAGTGACCGCGCTGGGCTATGCTCTGGCGAAGGAGGTTCCTGATTTCCTTCGGAATCGGTCATGGGATAATGCGCGCGACTGCACTCAGGATACGCTTTTTGTCACGGCTGGCGCTGCCCTGGTGGTCGCCGTGGCGGGCGGGCATGAGCGACTATTTTTGGTTGCAGTTTTGGCCGCCGGCATTGGCTTGGCCTGGGGCGCGGTGATTCGTTTGAAAGGCACCGGCGATGTTCGGTGATGACGCGCCGGGGATGGACGCGCCGGCCATTTTGGCGGCTTCCATGTCAACCGCCGCGCCCGCCTTCCGCCCTGCCTTGACGCTTGGCGCGCAGCCCGGCGCCACGGTGCTGTTGCTGGAAATCACCGCAAAGGCGCCGGACGCATGATGGCTTTCGACGCCCCGGCGATGATCGCACCGGCCTTCCTGCCGTCGGCTTTTGTCTCGCCTCAGAATATCGCCACGCTGCGCCTTGCCTCTGCCGGGTTTGTCTCGGCTGCCAGCGATAGCCCGGCGCTGGCCTTTTACGAGCCGCGCATCATGGGGGAGATTGAAATAGGCCAATCTGCCGTTAATGCGGTGGCCGTGGGCGGTCGCGTGGCGCTTACCGTGTCTGAGATAGCCTTGGCGGATGGGGATGGCTTCAGCGCCGATCTGGCGCGGTTTGGCGGGGCAGATGGCCGCGCGGTGCGGGTGCTTTCCCTGCCGGTGGCGGACGCCCGCGCCAGTGACTTCGGCGCCAGCCTTGCCAGCGCGGCGGTGCCGTTCATGGGCGTGCTTCGCAGCATAGACCGCACCGGCGCCTTTACGTCGCGCATCGCCTTAAATGACCTGACTGAACGCATGGTAACGCCGCTTCAGCCGACCCTGTATCAAGGCACGGGCGGGCAGGAAGGCGGCGCAGAATTGAAGGGCCGGCCTAAGCCCGTGACGCTTGGGCAGGTGTTCAATATCGCGCCCGTGTTCCTCGGCAATGTGGATCTAGGCGCTGGCAGCCTGCCAACTTATCAAAGCCATTGGCGCGCGATCGCCGGGCATGATGCTGTCCGCATTCGCGGCGTGGCGCAGGTGATCATCACAGCAGGCACGCCAACTGTTGGACAGGCGCGGGACTTCCCGACGCTTGGCCTTTTCCAGCTTGGCGGTGCGCCGGATGGGGATGTCACCGCCGATGCGCGCGGCGATGCCGTGCCGGTCTATCAGAACACCACTGGCGCCGTTCTTCGCCGAATTCTGGAAAGCTTGGGCGGCGCTTTCACCTTTGCGGAGTTTGACGAAGACGCTTGGGGCTTTGCGGAGCTTGACCTGCCGGGCGTTGTCGGCTTCCACCAAGGCGCGGGCGCGGTCAGCACGCTTGCCGCCGTGGAAGAAATACTGGCCGGGTCCGGCGCCATGCTTTCAGGCACGCGGAGCGGCAAGCTGCGCCTGGCGGACCCGCTAGCGACCGATGCGGCGCAGTTTGATCTGCCTGCATCTTGCATTTTGGAATGCGAGCCTTTGCCTTTACCGGCGAGCCTTCGCCCCTTGCCGCGCGCCATTGCGGTGCGGTGGCAGCGCAACCATGCGCCGCTGTCCAATATCGCGGGCGCGGTATCCGCCGCAGATCGGCAGCGCTTGGGGCAAGAAGGCAGCTTCGCACGCGCGGAAAGTGCCTTGATCACATCGCGCGTGGCGCAGCAGCGAGAAATCAGTTTCCCGGCGGCTTATTGGAACGAAAGCGACGCGCTGGCGCGGGCCGCAAAATGGCGCACGCTGCTTGAAGCCGGGCCGCGCATGGTGCGGGTGGTGACTGACCGGCTGCTTGGCCAGGTTGAAATCGGGCACATCGGGCGCACCACATACCCGGCTTTTGGGCTTGAGAATGGCTTCGCGGGTGTTGTGGTGGGCTGGCGGGAAAGCCTTTCGGCGCGGCGCCTTGAAATCACGCTATGGGGGGCGGGCTGATGCCAGGCGCTTTTCTTTATGACAACGCAATGCGCGGCGCCACGCTTTCCAGCGCACAGGCAACCGTGGGCACCATGCCGTTGTCCAATCTTCAAGACCCTCAGCCAAGGCGGCGCACGCGCCTGATGGGTAGCAGCGCGGCAATCATTGCCGATATGGGCGCAAATGCGTCTGTTGATTGTGCGGCGCTAATTTCGACCACGCTTGCCGCTGGCGCCACGGTGCGGGTGCGGGTGGGGAGCGAAGCCGCGATTGTGGAGGCCCCGCCGCTGGTCGGGTTGGATTTCTTGGCTGCTACCCCTTCCAGCATGGCCGGTTGGTCTGCCGCGCGTGGCGGTGGCGGCGGCGCCGGTGAGGCAACGTATTTCGACGCGGCGGGCAATTTGGCGATAGCGGCGGCGGGCGAATGGCGTATTGATCATGACCCGATCACGCGCGAACGGCGCGGCCTGCTGTTGGAACCAGGCCGCACCAATATCGCCTTGAGGTCGCGCGATTTCACGCAGGCCGCATGGGTGAAGACAAACATCACCGCTGCGCGAGATGTGGCCGGTATTGATGGCGTGGCCAACACCGCATCACGCTTGACCTCCACGGCAGGCAATGCGACCGCGCTGCAAAGCATCACTTCGGCAAGTGCCGCACGTGTCACTTCCTTTTTTGTGCGGCGCATCACCGGAACCGGCGCGGTGGAGATCACCCAAAACAACGGTGCAACCTGGACCGCTGTTGCGCTTACCGGCGCATGGCAGCGGTTTGTCATTCCGGTGGCGACAATCACTAACCCGGTCATTGGCATCCGCATCGTGACAAGCGGCGATGTTATCGCGGTGGATGCTGCCCAATGCGAGGTGGGAACCTTCGCAACCAGCCCGATCATTACTGGCGTGGCGGCAGTAGCCCGCGCCGCTGATGGTGGGACGCTGCCTGTCCCCGTGCCGGGCAGCTTCACGCTGTTTTCTGAATCGCGGCACGCGGCTTTTACGAGTGAGTCTGGCCTAAATTTTCCAAGCGTATTTCGTGTAAATGAACCAAGCGGGCTTATCGGGTATTTGGAGCATCGGGTTTATGGCGCTTCTGGTGCGTTTGTCGCAGACGGTTTTTTCGCCGCTTCAGGTTCAGCCATTGCAGATTTCAGCGATAGTGGAATATCCGCCGGCCAAGTGCTTGCGCAGGCCAGCGCTTACGCGGCTAATGACATGGCTTATTCCGTAAATGGTGGCGCCATTCAGACGGATTCGTCGGGCGTGCTGCCCGCACTTTCTCAGATTCAAATAAGCCAGGGCGAGGCTGTCACGCATCTGCGGCGCCTTCGGCTTTATGGAAACAGGCTTTCCAACGCGCAGCTTGTGGCGCTTTCCGGCACGGGTTCAACTTTGGTGGCGGCGGAAGTCACGGGCGATACCGGCACCATTGCGGCAGAAGCGGAAGACGCGAACCAGGGCAATGTGATCCTGACCCTGCCGGCGCCTGCCTTGGGGCGGTATCTGCGAATTGACATCACCAACCCAACCGCGGCCTTCACGGATATTGGCGTATTAGCGGCGGGCGGGCTTTGGCGGCTGCTGCGCGGCACGGCCTATGGCATCCGCGAAGGGCGCGTGATGCTGGATAGGCGCGACCGCAACCCCTTCACCGGGGCTGAATTCCCTGTGCCGGCCATCGCCAACCCGCGCATGGCGGCCTTCACGCTGCCTTCGCTTTCCACAAGCGAAGCCCGCAACCAGCACCGCGCGTTGGTGCGTCTGCTTGGGGCGGCGGGTGACGCGCTTTGGATTGCGGAATTGAATGACACGCTGGCTGAACGCAACCGCCGCGCCATCTGGGGCGGGGTGAATGTGCCCGGCGAAGACGCCGCGGTTTCGCGTGACAGCTTTCCGCTTTCATCCCGCGCTTTTCGCGTCACTGAACGCCTTTAAGGAATTCCATCATGGCTGAAGATTCGTTCGACGTGATCGCCAAGATCGCGGCGGTGGTGGCTGGCGCGGGCGCAGCGGCGCGCGTGACCTTTGCCGCGCATGCCGGCAAGCGAGGATGGGGGCTTGTCACCGAAGGGGTGGTGGGCGCCGCGCTTGGCCTGATTGCGGCGGGCGCGCTGCTTTATGTGGACCCGACCCTTCGCGGCGATAGCGCGTGGCGCATCTTCAGCCTTGCGGGGTTCTCAGGCTTGGCCGGGGCGCTCGGCACGCGCGCGCTTGATATGCTGGAAAAGCGATTTGGGGGGAGCAAGTAATGGCGCCAACCCCGCTGAGCCGTGCCGAATTGGTCAAGACCGTGAAGGCCTATGACAAGGCCGGGCACAACAAGGCGCGTGCTGCGCTGGCGCTGGGCATTGGGCACAACGCCATGCATAATCGCCTTCGGCGTGCGCGTGAAGCCGGGCTGCAGGTGAGGCCCGGCTCAGGGCATAAGGATGGTGGCGCCAAGCGCCTGCCGGAAATGAGCCTGGAAGATCGGGTGCGCTACAAAACCCTGGAAAGCAAAAACCGGGAATTGGCGCGGCTGCTTGCGGAAGCCGATGCCAAGGCAGCCCAGGCGGATAAGTTCCGCGCGCTGTCGGCTGAATTGCATGACAGCCCCCAGCCCCCGCCGAGGTGGACAGTGCGCGTGCCCGCGGGCAAGGATGCGCCGGGCGTGCCGGTGTTGATGCTTTCCGATTGGCACATTGGGGAGACGGTTGATTCGGCGCAGATGCATGGCGCGAATGAATTCAACGCGGCCATCGCCGATCGGCGCGTGAAATCCGTGATCGATCGGGTTTTGCATTTGGCCTTTCATCATGTGAAGACGCCGGAATATCCCGGGATTGTAGTGATCCTGGGCGGGGATTTTGTCTCCGGCTGGTTGCATGAAGAATTGTTCCGCACGGATTGGTGCGCGCCGCCGACTGCGGCAAATTGGTGTGTCAGCCGCTTGCATGCCGCGCTGCTGCGCCTGGCTGAAGCCTTCGGCAAGGTTCATGCCGTCTGTGTGCCGGGCAACCATGGGCGCCTGACAAAGAAGCCCATGGCCAAGGGCGGTGCCACAAGCTGCTTTGACCATGCGATTTATGAGGCTCTTTCGGATCGGCTGCGCGATGATGCGCGCATTACCTGGCAGATACCGGCAAGCGGCGATGCACTTTTTCAGGTGGCGGGCACGCGGTTTTTAGCGATGCATGGGCATGAGTTAGGGGTGAAGGGCGGAGACGGGCTTATCGGCGCGCTGGGGCCCATTATGCGCGGTGCGATCAAGACAGGTCGGGCGGAACGTTCCCTTGGGCGCGACTTTGATGTGCTGCTGTTGGGGCATTTTCATCAAAGCATCTGGCAACCGCATTCAGGGCTTGTGGTGAATGGAACCTTGAAGGGCTTTGACGAATATTCGCGGATGCAGCGCTACAGCTTCGCACCGCCGACGCAAAGCTTGTTTTTCGTGCATCCGCGCTTTGGGCCGAACCTGCCCTTTAATGTGTTCTGCGATGAACCGAAGCAGCGTGAGCAAGTAAAATTTGTGGCGGTGGCGTGATGCGCGTGGAAAAGATCGGGCTGGCGACGCTGTATCTGTGGGCGACTGCCGGGAGATTGCGCCGGGGCTGGATCGACCAGCGGCGGTGATTAGTGACCCGCCGTATGGGCAGGGGTATAAGCCATCTCAGACGCCGCGCCTAAACCAATCTCTGCAAGGCGTCAGCGCTGGATCGCGGGCGATTAAATCGCAGTTCTCGGAAATGATTTTCGGCGACGATGCGCCATTTGATCCCTCAATGTGGCCTGCGGCGGCTGACATTGTTTTGCTTTGGGGTGCGCATAAATTTGCGGATCGGCTGCCGCCTGGTCAGTTCCTGGTTTGGGATAAAGTGCCAAATGGCAAGGTTCGGGCGCAAGGCGATGCGGAGGCCGCTTGGCTGAACCGCGCGGGTGCAATGCGCATCTTCCGGCACTTGTGGGATGGTCTGTGTGTAGCGGCTGGATCAGAAGAGAACGCGAGGCAGCCTGGATCGTCTGCAAAAATTGCGCGCGTGCATCCGACTCAAAAACCAGTGTTGCTCATGCGCTGGTGTATTGAACAGGCAAAAGTTCCGCCCGGCGGCGTAATCCTTGATCCCTACATGGGTAGCGGTTCAACCGGCGTGGCGGCAATGCAGATGCGCCATCCCTTCATCGGGATTGAGATTGAGCCCCGCTACTTCGATGTTGCTTGCCGTCGCATAGAAGAAGCGCAGCGCCAAGGCGATATGTTCCGGGATGCGGTGGCGTGATGGCGCCGTTGATTGGGCTTTACAGCCCCGCGCCTGGGTCCGGGAAATCCACTCTGGCCGGCGCAATGTTCGGCCATGGCTGGCGGGTGGTGAAATTTGCCGCGCCGCTGAAGGCCATGGTGGCGGCGCTGCTGAGCGAAGCGGGCGAATCGGCGGATGTGATTGATCGCGCGCTTGAGGGTGATTTGAAAGCCCAGCCGATGGAAGCGCTGGCGGGGCGGACGCCGCGCTACACCATGCAAACGCTCGGCACGGAATGGGGCCGGGGCGCCATGGCGTCCGATATTTGGGTGCGGCTGGCCATGATGCGCGCGAATCGGCTGCGCGCTGAAGGCGTGGCCGTGATTGTGGATGACATGCGGTTTCTGAATGAAGCGCGGGCCATTCAGGAAGCGGGTGGCAAGCTGGTGCGGATCACGCGGCCCGATGCTGCGCGCCTTGCCGGGCACGCCAGCGAAGGCGCGCTGGATGACTTTCGCTTTGATATGGAAGTCAGCAACACGCAGGCCTCTGGCCTGGCCTTTGGGTTGAATTGGGCCAGCCCGGTTTCCGCGTTCGGGTGGCGCTGAACCTTCAAGCAAAACATGAAAGTTGGGGTTGGTATGACGGCAAGCGTAAAGCGCAAGGCTGCGCCTGTGGATTTGTCCGCGCCAGCCGTCACCGCGCTTGAGGCGGCCCTGGCTGATAAGCCGCTCAGCCTGATGATTGTGGCGGAATACCGCGATGGTGTCCGGGTGTTTTCCGTACCGGAAAGCCCTGCGCTGCAACGCGGCCTGCACATCATGTCCGAGCGGCTGATCTGGCCGGAAGTGAAAGATGATGAAGGGGAAAATGAATGAAGGCGATTGACTATCTGCGGGAGCGGCTGGCCGAACCCGGCACCATGCGCAGCCTGATTTGGGTGTGCCTTTCCGTGGCCGGGCTTGATACGGGCGACACGGCGGTGACGCATATCGCGCTTTCGTGCGGGGTGTTGCTTGGCCTTGTTTCCGCGTTTCTGCCGGAACGGAAGTGATGATCTGGTTCGCGGCGTTCATCCGCTCGCCCCTTGGCCGATTCGCGGTGCTGGCGGGTGTGGTCGCGGCCCTGATCGGCTGGGCAAGCCTGGAACGCATGGGGCGGCAGGCCGCCAATGCGCGGGCTGAGGCGGCAGAGGCTGAGGTGGCGGCGCGCGACCAGGCGATTGCCGCGCTTGAACAGGCGGCGGCGGAAAGCGCCGCGCGCCGGGCGAAAATGGAACCCATCAGAAGGGCGGTTGCTAATGCACCAGCTTCGAATTCCTGCGCTGATAGCCCTGCTATCCGCGCTGCTCTTGACGGGTTGCGCGCAGCCCAGGGTGGCGGTGCCCGCCAGCCTGCTGCAATGCCAGCCCCAGCCCGCCCTTGAACTGACCATGGATGATCACGCGGTCGCGCGCTGGATGCTGGACACGGTTGATGCCGGGGAAGATTGCCGCGCCAAGCTGCGCCTAGTGCGCGGGCTGGTCGCGCCATGAATTGGTTCAAGCGCATCTTTGCGCCAGCGCCGGAGGCAAAAATGAGTGTCCCTGATCCTGCCATTACCGCCAAGCAGCTTGACGCGATTTTCCCGGGCCGCGGCGATTGGGCGGTGTGGCTGGATGCGGCAATGCAGCGCTACGCCATCACTACGCCGCGCCGCGTGGCGCATTTTCTGGCACAGGTGGGGCATGAAAGCATGCGCCTGACCGTCACGGAAGAAGACCTGTTTTATCGCACCGCCGGCCGCATTCAGGCGATGTGGCCACGCCGATTCGCAACTGAGGCTGAGGCTGCGCGATACGTAGAAGCGCCTGAAGCGCTGGCGAATTTTGTCTATGGCGGGCGGCGCGACCTGGGCAATGTGAATCCGGGGGATGGCTGGACCTTCCGCGGGCGCGGCCTGATCCAAACCACGGGGCGGCGCAATTTCACGCGGTTGGCTGAGGTCTATGGCCTGGATACGCCAGAAGCCGCCGCGGCCTGGGCAGCCACGCGCGAAGGTGCGGCGATGTCCGCCGGGCTGTTTTGGGCGGATAACCGGCTGAATGATTTGGCGGACGCGGGCGCCGGGGAAATGGTGGAATCCATCACGCTGCGCGTGAATGGCGGGCGGAATGGGCTGGCGGATCGGCGGGCGATCTACGCCCGCGCGGCGGCGGTGCTGGAAGCTTGGCCGGGGGCGTGACCATTTTGCTGGTCTCGGGGGAATGGTTGAGTGTTGGCGCCAGGTTCATTTTTTGCGCCTCATTCGTGATAGAAAAAATGAACCCGCCTCTTGTCATGGCTTTGTGGTCGGCGGCGCGACCATTTTCCTGATGCTGGGAAAATGGTGGTCATGTCCCATTTTTCTTCATCCGAGGATGCAGTGTTTTGGGACATAGGCTTTAATGGCAGCGGCACAAAATTGACAAGAGGCATGGTGTGGTGGCGCTTAACGCATTGATTGCGTTATGAGATTCAGCACAGGCCGCGCCCTTGGTAAGGGAGAGGTCGAGAGTTCAATCCTCTCCAACAGCACCATGATTTCAAGGGCTTAGCGCTGATATTTTTGCGGCCAACAGGAACAGAATGGCACTAAAAGGCATGAACAAGAACGGAACAGTGGCAAGTTTCTGACATGTGCCGGGCGGTGCGAATCAGGCCGCAGCGCGTTTGCTGGGCTTGCTTAGCCCCAAGAATTTCCGAATCTCCGGCGCCATCGTGCCCGGCACTAGCTTTGTGTAGCGCTCGGTTTGGCTCACGGTTGACCAATCCCCATCCGATTTCAACCGCATCAGATTGCGGTGCATTGCGTAGTGCCAGCTTGCCCATGTGTGCCGCAGGGTGTGAGGGCTGGCATCAGCTATGCATGCGCGCTTGCAGGCGCCGCGCCAGGCGCTGGCGATCTGCCCGCCATACAGCCCGCCCGTGTCAGCATAGGCCAGCGGCTGCTTGCCGCGCTTCTTGGCCGGCGGGCGGAACACATGGCCTTCCCGGTGCGGCAGGTTGGCCAGGGCTGCCACGGCGCGCGGCGGCAGGCTTGCTACGCGGTCCCTGCCTTGTTTGGTATCGCGTAGCAGCGCGCGGCCATGTGTCAGGTCCAGATCGGCCCATTGCAGCGCTAGCGCTTCGCTCAGGCGCGCGCCGGTGCCAAGCAGGAACAGGATCAGCGGTGCCAGGTGCGGCGCGGCGGCGGCGGTGAGGGCATCGGCCTCGGCCGGGGTAAGCCATCGGGTGCGCTTGACGCCGCTGGCGCCCTTGGGCGCTTCGAAGTTCGGCATATCGCACCACTGGCGCCGCGCGGCATGGGCCAGCACGGCGCGGATCGGCGTGATCACTTCCCGCAGCTTCGTGGCGGGCTGGGCGCCCGGGCGGCACCGTGCCTGGATCACGCGGTCAATAGTGGCCTGGGTGATGTCTGAAAGGCGCTTGCCGGTCAGGCTATCCAGTAGGCGCAGCAACCGCGCATTTTCGGCGGCGCTACGCGGCGCTGCGTCCAGATAGGAATTGACGGCCTGGTCCCAGGTGACTACCGCCCGCGCGCCGTAAACGGCACCACGATAGAGGCTGGCTTCGAGCTCGGCCCTTGCTTCCTCTGCGAGCCTGCGGTCAGACGTCCGCGCAGATTGCCTGATCCGCTGCCCGGCAACGGTCCCGGTGATTTGCCAAGCGCCAGTGGCGCCGCTGCGGGTGAGCGTGAGGGGCATCTGATCGCGGCTTCCAGTTGCAGGATGGCCGCGGTGTCATACCGCACCGCTCGGCCAGCCTTGAGGATGGGGATTGAATGCTCTTTCTCCAAATCTGCCAAGTGACGGGCGGTGATTTGGAAGCGGTCGGCAACCTGGGGGCGGGTAAGGAGGCGGTCAGTCATGGGGCTGCTTCCTTCAGGCGCAGAAACTCCGAGTATGCGAAATCGGTTGCTTCGCGCGCATTCATGGCGCCCATGTTTTTTTCGTCAGACACCCGAATCACCTTCATGCGGCGGTTCCATATATCAATCGGATTCCAGGATTGCTCCAGGCGATATCCAAGAAATGCCAGTCCGGCGAAAGCAGACAGCTTCAAGAAATCCTTGTCAGTCATTTCCGTTCCTCCTTCGCGGCGGCCAGGACGTAATCGGCAAGCCATGGCAAGTTGCCCTCGGCTATTGCGGTCAAACCGTTTTCATGGAGGGCGCGAAGAAACGTGTGGATAGCCTTGGCTGCCACTGTTCTGCCGATCTCGGCCTGAATGTCATCGTCGCATTGCTCAATCTCGTTGCCGACGCCTTTGCGGTCCTTCAAGTTAAAGAGAACCGCCTCGGCCGCCTTGGCCAGCGCGGCGTTGGTGATGGGGTTATTCATGGCTTCACCCCATGCAGAGCAACGTGTGTCAGGTAGGCGACGATAATGCTGCGAACCATGTTCGGAACCTCATGCTCAGGCACCGCGCGCCGTCGTCCCGTGACAGACCGCATCCATAGCGCCGCTTCCGTATCGGCTACGGCAAGGGCCTCCTGAGTAACTGAGGTGTAGATAGGGTCAGTCACTGGTTTGATCCACAATGACAGGCACGCCGGCGCGATTGACCGCCAGTATGACGACTGCGCTAAGCGCCGCGTCGCTGAGCAGAATGGTGGTGGCGTTTCCGTCGCACTGAAATTCTAAAATGTTTTGTTGCCTTTCTTTGTCTCTCACAAGCGTTACCTTGTCGCCGTTTTCCCTGATCTGGAGGCTCCATGCGGGAAGCGCTCGCTTATTCATGGCGTCACCTTGGTCGCATCAAGAATGTCAACCCCTTTGCATAACAGCGCAGCCGTCTCGCGCGCTTGTGCCGCGTTGAATTGACCCGGTGGTGATTTCAAATTGATGGCGATAAAGCTTGGCCCGTCTTCGACAAAGCAAACCACCACGGCGGCAGATGCGCGTTTGTGTGCGCCGGTCTGCTCCACGCGCCCAAGGTTTTGCATTTCCACGATCTTGCTCATGGCTTCACCCTTTCAAAGCTGATCGCCCAAACCCAGGGGTTTGCTTCCCAGGCGCCGGGGCCGTTGATTTCATGCCAAAGGCGCGCGAAACCCCGACGCCACGTTGGAGGTTGACGATACCGAACCGTGTCATTGTCATCCTCATCTAGCCATGATGGAGAGACGCCTTCCGCCTTCGCATCATGCTCGCTAACATCCTGCAACCGCTCGACGCGAATATCCGTGATGCGGAGCGTGATGCGCGAAGCCCACCGCGGCATGTGGATTGATGGGCGCCACTTTGGCACTTCTGGGCCATTGCCCTCGTCGGCTGGCCATTCGCCCGGACGATCCGTGCAGCCGGGTGGCAGGTCGGCCCGATATTCAATCTCGCATTGCCTGAGCGGTACTGGCTCGTCCGCAGGCCAGACCGCTCCCCAAGTCTCCCTCACCCAAAGCTGGTCGCCGGGCTGGCCATAACGGCAGCGAAACTCTTGGCCCATCCGATTATCCGGCGTCCACCAGCACCACATCGTGCTCATGCCGCGAGGGTTCTGTGGCGTTTTTTTCTCGCTGCAATAGGCGTCAAGATATGGCGCAGGATGCAATCGCTCGTGGTTTGGGTGAATAGCGTTTGCTGGGGGCGGCGGCAGGTTCTTGGCGATCCGCCGCGTTTGTGTCTTCTCGCCTTTAAGAATCGCGCGCACCATCTCGGCAGAAAATAGAATTGGGCGGTCAGTCATCACGCCGCTTCCTTCTTTTCGCAGTCGCTGCATAGGGTATCGGCGGTGCGCGGGCAAAAAATGCTCGGCATAGGGATGGCTTCATCCATGGTGCATTCATCGCAGAGAAAGCCGAAGGTCAAAGATTCATCTGCCGGGCAGCCAATCTCATTGCAGTTTAGGTGCGGGTCCACTTGGCGCTTGCACGCCATGCACGTGTGATTTGTGCCACCCATCACGCCGCTTCCTTCTGCTTTTCGCGGTGCACCGCCTGCAGGCGGAAGGCTTCGCGCAGGGGGATTTTCAGTGATCCGCTGACTGTCGCGGCGCTTTCGCGGCGGCTGAACAGCTTCATCGCTTGCGCTTCGATGCGCGCGAGTTTGTCCAGAATAATCGCTTCCTGTTCCTCAATCGTGAGGGGGCGCGGCGCGGGCTCGGGTGCGTTCGCTTCTAGGGGCGGGCGTGGCCTGGCTGCGCGGGGCGCGCGTGGCGCGGGCGGGGTGCGCACCAGCCCGGCGCTTTTGATGCTCAGCCTGACCGCGGCGCTGCGCACGGTTTTGATGCTGCCGATGGCCGGGCCGGGCATGTATTGCAGCGCCACAAGTAATTCCGCCGGCGGGATGCGCCCGTAGTTTTCGCGCAGGAAGGATGTCCGCAATTCTGTCCAGGTGCCTTGATTGGGGCCTGATTTGCGCGGGCGTTCGGCCAAATAGCCAAGTTCCTGAGCTTTGTCCCGCATGGATCGCCGGTTGCGGACTGCCGGGCCGGGCAGGGTGTTCAGCCTTTCCAGCAAATCATCATCCGGGATCAGGTTGATCAGGTTGTGCAGCAGGTCCCGGCGTTCATTCGTCCAGGTCCGTGGCTTGGCGGTTTGTTGCTTTGCCCGCGCCCATCCTTCGGGCCGTTTGAGCCCAAGCGCGCGCGCCTTGTCTATCACCGCTTGAGCGCTGGCGACGGGGTAAGCGCAGGGCATTGTGTTCAGCCGCGCCATGATGGCGCTGGCGTCCCTGCCCGCTTCCCAATCTTCCTTCAGTGCCGCGCAGCGTTCAGGCGTGAAGACAACGCGGCCATTGCCGGGGTGAGTCATGCGGCGCCCCCGTGGTGGATTGGGATGTGCCGCGCGCGGCGGAGTGGCACCACGTTTGGCGGCATGTCAGCCAGCGCGACCGGCTGCTGGCGCCAGTGCGGCGGTATGGGGGATGCTTCCATTGCGGCAACGCGGGCCACATGGGCTTCCAAAGCCTGAATGGCCATTGATGCGCGGCGCAGGTGTAGCAGGGCTACCATGCGGTCTGGCGCGTGTTCGGCGGCGGAAAGCGCGTCATACGCCACGGTGATGGCGGCGGTGAGGTCTGTGCTGATCATGCCAGCACCGCCGCAAAGATAAGCGCCAATACGCCAAGGCCCTTCACCAGGTAGTAGGCCACCCACAGGAAGCCGATGGCGAGTAGCGGGCTGGCCAGCACAAGGGCGGTCAGCTTAACGCCGACAAAGTTTCTGCGCGGCAGGCGCTGGCCTTCGATGGCCGGCCAATCATAGCAGCCGCGATGCGGCGCTTGGTTGGGGTGGTGTGTCATGCCTCAGCCTTCCTTTCTTTGGGCTTCGATAATCGGGGCGGCTTCGCGCAGTAGCGCGGCCAACAGGCGATAGGCGGCTGCGTCTTTGTCTCCGCGCAGGATGTGTTCGGCTTCGCGGGCGGCTTCATCTGCGCCATCGGCGACAAGCAGCAGGGCATCCGCGCTGGTGGCGGTGCGCAGCGTCAGGCTTGCCCAGGCGCAGAGCGGCGGGGGAAGGTCTTCAAGCCGTGCGGAGATTGCGGACAGGGGGTGCATGGGCGGGACCAGGACCATGCGCGGGCGGGTGATCTGGTTCATTGCTTCACCTTGTATGCTGCGACATCGTCCGCGGCGGCGATTAGGGCCTCTCCCCACGCAATCGCTTCGTGCGGTTCAAGTGGGGTGGACATGGTTTCCATGTCCCAGATCACTTTTATCTCCCCGTCGCTGACGTCGCTTTGCACGCAAGCGCCGGAAAATCCGCTTTCGCGTGAAGACACCAAGCCTCCATACTTGGTTGATCTCCATGACGTGCGGATCTGCGGGCCAATCTGGATAAAGCGCCGGTTCATGGCTGCGCCTCCTGCGTGGCAGGCGTATGGGCCAGGATGTCTGTTTCTGTGCCTTCAATGATCAGGGTTAGCGCGCGGACCAATTCGCCTTGCCAGAAAGCTTGGCATTCGCGGCAATAGGCTTCTCCCCAAGGGGCGGTTTGGCGGCGGGCGATGCGGCCTTGCCATAGCAGGACCATCGCCTTGTGACTCGCGGCGCTGCGGATCAGGGCGTCCAGCGCTTGCGTGGTGGCTGGCGCGAACTGCGGCGTGATCGCGTTCATTCGCCGCGCGCCTTCATCGGTACGTGGAACACAAAGAAGGAGCCTTTGGTTCCAAATGTCGCGGTGTGAACGTAATCCAGCACCTGCACATTCACGCCTGCCTTGCGCAGGCCGGAAACATGCAGCCGGGCGGCATTGGCGGAACAATCAAGCCCATCAGCCAGTTGGGCTATGCTGGCGCCTTCCGGGCGCAGCGGCATTTTTAAAGCTTGGTTGCGCTTTGTGGGCCAGAGATCATCATTCATGGCCCTGGCTTGGGCTGTTTGCGTGGTCACTTGGGCCTCCGTCTGGGTTTGACGGGGCGGAGACTGTCAGATATTCTTTCACTTTGCAATGAGAAAATCTGACATTGCATGAAAAAAAATCTGGCACCGGGCACTTCCATAATCGGCGGTGCCTGTTAAGGTTCTTTATATGTTCTCATTCGGAGGGAGGTGCGGTGATGCGCGGATTCGTCTGGCCTACACCTTATGATGTGGTCAAGCCGCCGAAGGTTCCGGTAGAAAGGCCCGTCCCAGCGCCTAAGCCGGTGTGTCGGGGTCTATGTCTTCCATAAAGGCAGAAAGGCGGATCGCCAGCGCGTGCGGCACCGCATCCAGCACGCCCCGATATATGAAGTCCATTGTCAGGCCGGGCAACATTTCGCAAAGTTCAATCATTGATTCTTCAGCGGGGAAATTCGCGCTTTTGGCGCTGGTTTCCCAATGTAGGTAGCGCGTGCGGCTGATCCCAAGTCTGTCAGCCAAAGCGCGCTTTGAAAGGCCGAGTTCAAGTCTGACGGCCTGAAGGCGCTTGGCAATCTCGGCGTGGTGCAATTCGCTGCGCGTTTTGGACATGCGCGCTTTATGCCCCTGATGCGTTCTGACAGTAATGTCATTTTTTCTGTCGTTCAGGCGCGAAATAGACTTGCAGTCTGTGAGGATTTCTGACAGTCTCGCGGTCATGGATGCTGAAACCGTAATTGCCGCTTTCGGCGGCCCGGCTGAGATGGCCCGCCGCTTCGGCGCGGGCCGCACCGCAGTTTATCACTGGCGCGTGAAGGGGGTGCCATCACGGTATTGGGTGCCGATTTTGGATGCGGCCCAGGCTGACGGGCTGGCCCAGGTGACCCGCGAAGCCGTGATGTGGCGTCCATCTGAGGCGCCGAAGGTCGCCGCCTGATGTCATTGCGGCGTCACTATTCCGCTCGGGGATGCCGCCACGTGGGCGCAGAGGTCCGCGAAGTAATGGTGGATTTCGCCGCGAAGGCGCAGGGGTTCTTCCTGGCTGGGGACATACAGCTTTTGAATGCGGTGCACCATGAAGGTGCGGTAGCCCCGGCGCATGTGGCAATAGGCCCGCATTTTGGAGGGGCGATATCGCCCCTCCGCGTCTTTCGTGGCGTCAAGCTGGATGATGGAAATCTGCCGTTCCGTCAGTACCCCAAAGGCATCAGCATATTCCATGCGCAGCCGGGCCATGGCCTTTTCTGGTGGCGGAATGGTCCGCGCCAAGCGGCGGCGTCTTTTTGGGGGAGCCTCCCCAATTCTTTCGGTTCGGCGCGCTGCGCCGTCTTCCCGGCGGCGCAGGTTCAGGCCGATCACAAGGATCAGGCCGGTGAAAAGAACGGTGAAAAAGACGGCTGCGCCGCTGCTCATTTGGCTTCTTCCTCCCGCAGTTTTGCCTGTGCGGCTAAGGCAAGCTTGCGCTGGCGCTCTCGTTCTTCCGTGCTGCCCATATCCGCCACTGAGTCCTCATCGGGCCTTGCCAGCATGGCCAGCCCAAAACCCAGTGTCAGCCAGGTGATCAGCCCGAAAAAGCCGGGGATGGGCAGCCGATGCACGGCCCAGCCGGTGTCCGGTTCGATTCTGGCGCAGGCCAGTTGCGCATCAAAGGTCAGTGCCCTTGCGTTGCAGGCAGTGCGGCGCAAATCGGCCAAGGCGCGGCCTTCGGCTTCAGTTAAGCGCGCATCCAGCGATGTGATGGCGGTCGCGATGCCAAGTAATGCGGTCAGAATTAGTGCGACGGCGCCGAGGGTGGTTTTTTGCATGGGAATTCTCCTTTCCGCCGCGAATATGGCGCGGCTTTCCGCGTTTGTCATGCGGAATGATTCCGCGAAGGCGGCGCGCTGATGCACCTGACCACGGATGAAGAACGTCGCGCGCTGAAAACCGGGTTTCGGGTGTTGGTGCAACATGCCGGCGGGCTGGAAGCGGCTGCGGCGGCATCGCGCCTCAGCAAGACTCATCTGGCGGCGGGCTATGATCAGGAAGCGAAAGATCGCTTTCCTGCGCTGGATGTTGTGGCGGATTTGGAACGCGCGGCGGGTGTGCCTGTGGTCACAAAGCTGCTGGCCGGCATGCATGGCCTGGCGCTGGTGCATGTGGAACCCATCGGCGGCTGCGCCATCAGCGCCATTGCCGCAGTCGGGCAGAATTCCAGTGAGGTTTTCGCGGCCTTCGGGCGCGCGGTTGCGGATGGCGCGATTACGGATGGTGAACGTGCGGTGCTGCGGCAGGAAATGCTGGATTTGGTCGCCGTCGCCACAGAAGCGGCGGCGATTTTGGAGGGGGTGAAGAAATGAAGGGTCAGTATGGGGCGCTTATTCGTGCGTCCCTGTGGCGCGCTTTGGCTGGGGTGTTGTGGTGCCCCGGTGAATGGTTGTGCAGGCTTGGGGATCGGGCGGCGAAACGCGCGAAGCGAATCGTTGATGATCGGTGCCGCCAGCCATGAGCGCCAATCCTGGCCCATGGGGTGAGCCCGGGATGATTGATCGGCTGCGCGAATTGCATGCGCGCGGCGATAGCTACACTGAAATCGCGGATGCGCTTGGCGTTTCCAAGGGTTCCGTTGTTGGCAAGGTGCATCGCTTGAAGTTGGATGCTCGGCCTCTGCCGGCGGCGCTTGAAGGTGTGAAGAATAAGCCGCGCGTGACCTCGACAGACGCACGGCTTAGGGCGACGGGTGTTGGGGGGTTCCAGGTGGCGCCCGTCGCCCACCAAAGCTTGGCTGAGGCATCTGCCCAGCCCGGGCCGCGCGCGGCGGCTGCTACCGCGCATGTGGCATCCTCCCTGTCTGGAAACTCTGCGGCTGGGGCTTCAAAGCCTCGGCCGCAGCTTTTTCCAGCGCGGGGCTGTCAGTTTCCGATGTGGGGCGACAAGGAAAGGCTGCTGGGGGAAGAACCGCGCTTTTGCGATGCACCGGCGCGGCGGAATGAAGAAGGGCGGCAGGATAGCCCGTATTGCCCAGCGCATCACGCGCGCTGCTTCAGTAAGCGCGGGGCGGTGGAAGATGAGGTGCGGCAGAAGCCAAAGAACCGCGCATGGCAAGGCCCGCCGGCGCGTGGAAGGTTTGCTGCTTATGTCTGAAGGGGCGGAATTCGCGCGGGTTAGTCTCGCGGGGCGGCGGCTGCGCGAAGCGCTCGCCCGCCAAGGGCTGACGCCTGCTGAGGAAAGGCAGGTGTTGGCTGCGCTGCTTGCGCACAAAACCATCGCTGGGCGGCGGCAGGACCAATGGGCGGAAGCGGGGAAGGGTACGCTCGATATGGTTTATGGCTACATCTTGGGGGAAACGGCGCGCCAGACTGCCGTGTTTGCCGCCGCGCCGATTGAGGGCCCCGCATGAGCGCGGACGTGGCTGCCAAGCTGCTGACGCTTCTGACGCTGGCGGAAGTGTGGCGCAAAATGCGGAATGATGAAGAAGTCGCGCGCTGCCATGCGGATATGCGCGCGTTGTTGGAAGGCGTGGTCGATCATGGGTGATAAAAGCGCCATTGAATGGACTGACGCCACCTGGAACCCGGTGACCGGCTGCACGAAGATCAGTGCGGGGTGCGATAACTGCTACGCTGCGCGCTTTGCTGAGCGCTGGCGCGGCACGCCTGGTCATCCGTTTGAGGCGGGCTTTGACCTGACCCTGCGGCCTGATCGGCTTGAACAGCCGCTCCGCTGGAAGAAGCCTCGGCGTATCTTCGTCAATTCCATGTCTGATTTGTTCCACAAGGATGTGCCGGCCAGCTTTATTGATCAGGTGTTTGACGTGATGGAGCGGGCGGATTGGCACAACTTCCAGGTGCTGACCAAGCGCAGTAGCCGCATGCGCGATTACCTGATGGGGCGAGGCCGCAAGCTGCCCCACCATGTATGGTTTGGTGTTTCGGTCGAAGACGCCAAGGTAAAGCGCCGCATTGATGTTCTTCGCGGGATTCCTGCGCAAGTGCGCTTTCTGTCAATCGAACCGCTTCTTGGCCCGCTTGGCGCGCTGAACCTGTTTGGCATCCATTGGGTCATTGTGGGCGGCGAAAGCGGCCCAGGTGCGCGCCCGATGCACCCCGATTGGGTGCGCGAAATTCGGGATCAGTGCATCGCGCAGAGTGTGCCGTTTTTCTTCAAGCAATGGGGCGGCATTCGGCCAAAATCCAATGGCCGAGAACTTGATGGGCGTGAGTGGAATGAAATGCCGGTCGGTTACAAGATCGGGGCGGTGCGGTGACCGGCCCGCGCATCCTGATTGGTGACTGCCTTGAGTTGCTGCGCGGCTTGCCGGATGGCATGGCGCAGACATGCGTGACAAGCCCGCCTTACTATGGGTTGCGCGACTATGGCTGCGCTGGGCAGATCGGGCTTGAGGCAACGCCTGATGCTTATGTCGCGCGGTTGGTTGACGTGTTTCGGGAAGTGCGGCGGGTGCTGCGCGATGACGGGACGCTTTGGCTGAACCTGGGCGACAGCTATGCGCGAGCGGGCGGAACAGACCGCCAGATTTCCAGCACCGGTAAGGTGGGAAACACCTTAAAAACGCTTGAGATGTTGCCTTGCCGAAAGCAGGCGCCACCTGATGGCCTAAAAGACAAAGACCTCCTCGGCATTCCTTGGATGGTCGCCTTTGCCCTTCGCGCCGATGGTTGGTGGCTGCGCCAGGACATCATCTGGCATAAGCCGAACCCCATGCCTGAAAGCGTCACTGACCGCTGCACCAAGGCGCATGAATATCTTTTCCTGCTGACCAAAAGCGCGCGGTATTTCTATGATGCGGCGGCGATTGCGGAGGAAGCGGAGCGCGGCGATGCGGGCTCGCGCTTTGATCAAGGCAAGACAGCGCAGCATCAGCTTGATCGGCAGGCGTCCGGTGCGCGGATAGATGATGGCCGGCGCAACGCCCGATCCGTTTGGCCTATTGCCACGCAGCCCTATAGCGGCGCGCATTTTGCCACCATGCCGCCCGCATTGGCTGAACGCTGCATCAAGGCAGGTAGCAGGCCCGGCGATATGGTGCTGGACCCGTTTGGTGGCGCTGGCACTACGGGGCTTGTCGCGGATCGGCTTGGGCGCAGCGCCACGCTGATAGAATTGAACCAGGAATATGCGCGGCTGGCGCGGGAACGCATCACGGCGGATGCGCCGTTGTTGGTGGGTGCGGCATGAGCGCAGCCGCCCTCGCCCCTGACGTTCACGCCAGAATCGCATCCGCGTGGGATAACCGCAAGCCGCATGGCCTGGATACCGGCATTTTTGCACCGCTGCCCAAGCGCGGCACTAAGGCGGGTGATGCGCCTGCCTTCGGCCTGGCTGAAACGGTGATGCGCCATTCGGATGCGAATATGGCGCGCGGCTTTGTTGCCATGGGCTTCACGCGCAAGATTTCCGAACACGCGCGCATTGCCACGCCGCTGATGGATTTCACGGCGCCGCTTAGCCGCTTGTCTTCCTTGAAGTTGCAATTGGCCATCCTGGAATGGCCGGTCTTTTTGATGGCGCGCGCGGATGCCTCTGCCGTTTATGTCTGCACTGTATCTGGTGATTGGGTGACGGAGACTGGCGGCGCGCGGGGGCAAACCTTTTCAAGCCTCATGGCCTTCATGAAGGGGCTTAACATCTATCAGGCCGCCGCCGCGTTGTTGCGCGCGAATGGCTACGGGAGGGTGCCGCGTGTCGCAGAGCTCAGCCGCTGAACCGATTGATCCCTTCAATGCCGCCATGGCCGATGCGCAGCAGCAGGCAGACGCCAGCGGGAAGAAGGCCAAGAAGAAGCGCGTGGCGGATGATGGGCCGGTAAGGCTGCCGGCGCCTGCTGATGCTCAGGATTTCGGGGGTAGCGGCATTGTGCCAATCGGGGTGGCGCCGGGGTTTTACTATCTTGTGGATGCGGGCGGGAATTTTCGCGGCTTGCCGGCGCGGGAAATGATGCAGAAGTCAGCGCTGCTGGATTTGTTCGGCGCGGATGAAACCTGGCTGGCGCAGCATTTTGGCAGCATGGATGACTATGGTGCGTTGAAAGTCAAGGATTGGGATAAGGTCGGCAAGGCCATTATGCGGGCCTGTTTTCTGTTGGGGCCGTATGATCCCATCATTTCGCCGCCGCGCCGCACTGGCATATGGGCGGATGAAAAGGGCCAGCCGCTGCTGCACTTGGGCGGGCGCCTGGTTTTTGCGGATGGCCGGGCTGAACGTGCCGGTATTGTGCTGAATGTGGAAGTGGAAGGGGCTACGGAGCGGCATGTTTATGTGCTGGAACCATCCGTGCGGCGCCAGCCCGCCAAGGCATGCGCGCCAGCCGAAATTGATGATTTGCGGCGTGAAATTGCCGATCTTTGGGTGTTCCGGGATGGGCCTGCAGCAGCCATGCTGGCGCTTGGGTGGTGCGCGGTTGCTTCCCTTGGCGCTGCCGTGCGTTGGCGCCCTAACCTCGTGATGTTGGGCGGCACGGGCACTGGCAAAACAAGCCTGATTCGCGTGCTGCAGGGGCTTTTGCCGGTGCATGCCTATTCCAATGACACCACAAAATCAGGGCTTGAATCGCGGGTCACTGATAGGCCTGGCCCGATCATTGTGGATGAAGCGGCCCAGGGGGATCGCTCAGGCGCCGCGGCACTGTTTGACATGATGTTGCCCGCGAGCGGCGGTGAGGGGTCGCGCGGGTTGCGCGGCACGCCTGATGGGCGAGGGCGGTCCTTCAGCGTGCTGGGTGCGGTTTGCTACGCCGCAATCCATCCGCCGGTGCTGAAGCCTGAACATATGGGGCGCTTCACTGAACTTACGCTCATGCCGGCGGGGCGCGACAATAAGGACGCGATTGATGCGATTCAGGCCAAGGCGCATGCGCTTGGTGCGGCGATGCTTGGGCGCGTGATTGAGGGGTTCGGGCGATGGGATGGCAATCTGCGGGCCATGCGCGCGGCCATGGTGGCGGCGGGCGCGACAGCGCGGGAAGCGGATCAGGTGGGGGCGCTGCTGGCCGGCTGGTGGCTGCTGGCAAGCGATGCCGTGGCCACGGATGCTGAAGCGGCTGCCTTGGTTGCTGAGGCTCAGGGCTTCATCGGCGGGGCAGTAGCGCAGCGAGAAGACAGCGCAGGCAGGCGGGTGTGGGTGATGTTGTCTTCAACCAGCATCCAGCGCGCGGCGGGCAACGCCAAGGTCGCCTTGGGCGATTTGGTGCGGGAATGCTTTGAGGGTGAAGCGGCTGGTGATCCGGCGGGCGAATTGCGGCGCTACGGCCTGAAGCCTGAAGAATTATCCGCCGATGATGCGGTGAAGCTGCTGCGTGATCCCTGGAATGATGATGAGGCTAAGCCGCTGGGCGGTGTGCCGCTGAAGGTGGTGTGGTTCGCGCGCCAGCATCAGGAATTGCGGCGGCTGTTCCACGGCACCGAATTTGCCGGTGAGGCATGGTGGCGCGCGATGGAACAAATGCCGCATGCCAAGCGAAGTATCGGGAATCTGCGCATGGGCAAGGCCTATTCGGGCCGCGCATTCTGCGTGCCCCTTGCGGTTTTGGATGCTGAAGAACCGGCGCGGCCCCCCGCGCCCCCTGTATAAAAGGGGGAACGCTCACACCTTTCACACCCGCCTTCACACCTTTGTTCGTTGAAAATACTCAGGGTGTGAAGGTGTGAAGGGTGTGAAGCAGATTTCCCCACGTGCGCGTGGGGCGAAACCTTATAGGAGAAGATCATGGTCGCGCGTGTACATTCACCTTCACACCCTTCACACCTTCACACCTCTATTCAAATCAATAAAGAAAGGTGTGAAGGTGGGTGTGAAGGTGGTGTGAAGGGGCTGACCCTGGGGGTTGGCGTGGTCCAACCGGGCGGGTCATGGGTTACCGGCGACGGTATGGCTCGGCACGCGATTGGAGTGGCCCATGCGCGTGCGATGGCCGAGCAAGCCCGCTCCGTGGCGGCTCAGTGCCATGCGGCGCCACTTTTCAGGGTGCCGGTGGAATATGACCCTGAATCCGCTGTACGGGCAGCGGAGGGGCTGGCGCGGCGGGTGGATCGGCAGCGCGTTATGCGCGCGGATAAGCTGGCGGGGCTCAGGGATGCGGGCAAGATCACGCCGGCGGAGCATCGGGCGGGGCAGGAAATCCGGCTGATCGTGGAATTCGTGGATGGCGGGCGGCTGCCGATGGTGCGCAGCCAGTTCAGCGAACGGCTGGCCTCGGGTGGCGATGGCACGGGGCAGATGGTGGGGATTGAAGAAGCGGAGCGTGAGCGCTTCGCCCCCTGGAAAGCATGGGCGAGGCGCTACCCGGCACGGCGGCTGCCCAGGCCATCGGTGGAAACGCTGGAAGAACTGACGCGCCTGGTGGTGGTGCGGGGGCGTGGCACGAAACAAGTGGCTGATGCGCTTGGGATTGATCATCGGAACGCCTTGGCGCGGCTGAGGCATAGCCTTGGCTGGTATGCGCTCAAGGCTGGCTGGGTTGGCGATGAAAATTCCCGCTTGACTTCTCACCCACTTTCAGTCCAATGAATAACTATCGCTCAGAAGTGCGCCAAGCGCCTTCGAACTCCTCAGAAAATCCTTCTTCAAAATTGGCACGGCGCTTGCGCATCACGTTGGCACGCCGCTTGCCCATGCCCCTCGCGGGTCCTTCCCGGCCCGAACCGTATGCGGGCGGCTTTGCGCGCCCGGCATTGGTAGTGTGGAAATTGCAGAAGGGTGCAACAGTTTTCTCTTTGTTGCGCAACAGAAAGCCCTGGATGCCTGCGGGGAGTGTGGCATAAATGCCGCGTTTAAGCGTAACCGATATCGCCAGACATGCGGGGGTTCACAAGTCAACCGTGTCGCGCCAGGTGGCCGCGCACGGGCTTCGCGGTGCTGACGGCAAGGTTGATCTGGATACGTACCTAGCGCTTCGCGAATCGGGCCTTGATCCGCTGCTGCAAACCACGGGCCGCGCCGCGCAGGCCAGTGGCGATCCTGAAACCGGGCTGGCAGCGCAGCGCGAACGCAAGATGGCAGCGGATGCTGAGCTCGCCGAACTGGAACTTGGTCGCCAGAAGGGCAAGCTGGTTGAAGTGGCCCGCGTTGAAGCCGAGCAGGAAGACCTGACCCGCAAGCTACGCGACCGGCTGCTGCAGGTACCCCAGGAAGTGGCTGCGGATTGCGCCATGCTGGGGGATGAAATTGCAATTGAGAAGACCATCACGCAGGCCATTCGACGCGCGCTTGATGGGCTTGCTGATCACATGAGTAAGGAAGATGTTTCGGACCCTGCCTGACCCGGCGCCTATTCTTCGCCGGGCTTGGGCGCGCGGGCTGGCTTCTCCACCCGAACGCTTGGTGTCTGCCTGGGCTGATGCGAATCGCGTTTTGGGGCCGGAAGAAGGCCCCTTCCCGGGCCGCTGGCGCACTGACCGCGTACCTTACCTGCGCGATGTGATGGACGCGCTGAGCCTAGCACATCCGGCCCGGCGCGTGACGCTGATGGCCAGCGCACAGGTCGGCAAGACAATGGCCCTGCTGAATTTGGCCGGCCAGGTTATCGCGGAAACGCCGACAACCGTTCTTTGGGTTTTGCCCAGCCTTGATGAAGCGCAGAAGTTCAACCGCGATAAGCTGGAACCGATGCTGGCGAATTCGCCCGCGGTATCGGCCAAGGTGAAGGCGCTGGTGAGCCGGGATGAGACTGGTTCCACCACCAAACGCAAGAATTTCCCCGGCGGGAACATTGACCTGACCGGGGCCAATTCATCGAAGGGCCTGCAGATGGTCACCAAGCGGGTGATCCTGCTGGATGAAGTCTCAGAATTCCCGATGGATGTGGATGGCCGAGGCGACCCGGTTGCCATGGCTGAAGCCCGCGCCATCGCCTGGACAGGGCGGGAGAAGATCGCCGCGGCATCTACGCCCGGCATCAAGGGCCAATGCCGCATCAGCGCCCGGTTTGAAGATGGCAGCCAGGGCCGGTTTCAGGTGGCCTGCCCAGACTGCGGCGCAAAGCAGCCGCTGGTGTTTGAGAATTTGCGCTGGCCGAAGGGTGAACCAAGCGCCGCTTTGTATCACTGCACCGCATGCGGTTCGGGAATCGAGCATCGCCACAAGGCCGCCATGCTGGCCGCCGGCGAATGGGTGCATGAGCGGCCTGAGCTTTTGGTGCATCACGCAAGCTTCGCGTTGAATGCGCTGTATTCGCCTTTTGTCAGCTGGGCTTGGGTCGCGGAACAGCGCGAACGCAGCCAGGATGATCCGCTGCTGGATAAGGTGTTCACGCAGCAGGTGTTGGGGCTGCCTTATGAGCCTCGGTACGATTTGCCGAGCCACGAATTACTGTGGCGCCGGCGCGAAGCCTATCCGCCGCGGCGCATTCCGCCCGGTGTGCTGTTCCTGACTGGCGCAGTTGACGTCCAGGGGGATCGGTTGGAGTGGGGTGTGTACGGATGGGATCGCAACCTATCATCCTGGTGGATAGATGGGGGAATTCTGGAAGGCGACCCCGCGCTTGATCCGGTGTGGTTGGCCTTGGATGAGGTGATCGGCAAGCGATATCGCGATGCCTGGAACCGAGAATGGGCGCCGATTTCTTACGGCATCGATTCGGGCTATCTACCGCAGCGGGTTTATTCCTACGCCCGCCGCCACGCCGCCGGCCGAGACCCGCGCATCATGGCGCTGGATGGCCGGGCGAAGTGGGGTGAACCGCCGCTTGGTATGCCGAAGCCGCAAGATGTTGACTATAACGGCAAGAAAATCGGATCGGTCCTTCTTTGGCCGGTCGGCACATGGGATTTGAAAACCGAAGTGGCGGCTGCGCTACGGCTCACGGAAATGGGGCCCGATGCGACCGGCGCATGGCCGAAGGGCGCGGCACATTTCCCGCAAGCCTTGGACCTTGGGTTTTTCGAGCAGATTACCGCTGAAGCCTGCGTTGAAATTGGAAACCGCGCCGGGTTCACCAGGCGCGAATGGCGCAAGGTGCGGCCGCGAAATGAGCAATGGGACATCGCTGTTTATGCCCGCGCCTTGGCCAAGCATGAAACCGCAAACCTGACCGATGCCCATTGGGAAAGGCTGATCGCTGAGCGGGTTGGAAAGCCCGAAGATGCGCAGGCGGATATGATAGCGCTTTGGCAGCCTGACCTTAAAACCCTGGCTGGTGCTGATGCTCCGCCAGAACCGAAACCGCAACCCGCACCGCCGCCCCAAAAAAGCGGCGGCTGGTTCGAAAAACGCGAAAGCTGGATTTGATGGCAACGCAAGCTGACGTGGATGCGCTGGTCGCGGCAATCGCGTCCAACGTGGCCGAAGTGCGCTTTTCTGATGGCCGGTCTGTGAAGTATCGCACCATCGGCGAAATGCGGGATGCGCTTGGCGTTTTGCGCCAGGAAATGACCACGGTGCCCTTCAACCGCACCACCTTGTCCAGCTTCAGCGGGGATTGAACGATATGTGGATCGAACGCGCCTTGGCCGGGATTGCACCAGGTTGGGCGCTTTCCCGCATGCGCGCGCGTTTGGCTTTTGATGCGCTTAACGCCCGATATGATGGCGCGCGGGTGACGCGCCGCACGCGCAACTGGTTGCCCAGCTATTCGGATGCGCAGACCGAAGTGGCTGGTGATTTGAAAATGCTCCGCAGCCGGTCCCGAGATTTGACGCGCAATAATGCCTGGGCATCGGCGGCGCTGGACATGCTGATTGCCTATCAGGTTGGTTATGGCATTACGCCGCGTTCCGATATTCGGAACGGGGACAATAACCGGGTTGATAGCCTGTTTGGAGAAT